GCTATTTACCTTCCTTTATAATAAATTCATTTTTAAATTTAAATGTTCTATTACCAGTCATTATGATGCTATATGTTGGCATTTCTTCAATTACAGTAAAATATTCACCCCATAGATAGAACGGGAGTTTATCCCCGTCTATATCTACAGCTCCTCTAACTACTTTAACCTTAACCATTACTACTTTACACCTTTCTTAAGTATTTTCCAGACACCCAACCACTAGGAATTCTAGCCCATCCGTTCGACCATTCTTTAACAGTTACTCTTGTACCTTCGTTGATGCATCCGTCTTTATCATAATCATGTTTTTTTGCATCTTCAGTTAATTCATTATATGTTTTTCTTCTAAAGTTTTCTCCCGGACCAGTACGAACACTTAAATCACTGGCGGTTACTTCATAAGTCCCTAAATTTTGTGCTACACTATCTTGAACTTTGCAATATTGTAGAGATACCCATCCTTCACCTGTATAGCCCCAACCATTTTCCTCTTTAGAGATGGTTAATTCTGTACCATTGGCATAAGCCTTAACCTTTGCACCGTTTGGAGCATTACGACAGTTTACACCGCTTGGCGTATCGACTTTAACTTTATAACTAACCCCACTAGACTCTTGTGGAACCTGAACAGAATTATCATAATCAATATCACATAACCATAATATATGTGTGAATTTTCTGTTTGCTACTTTTGTTTTAACTGTACCATATGCACTTCCACGAGCTTCGATACATTCTCCATTTCCGATATAAATACCAATATGTCCTTGTTGCCATAAAGCACAACCAGCTACTGCACCGTTTATATTGCTGATAGGTTCAATACGTGTAGCAGTTTCTTTATATTGACTAGATCCTCTTACTTTACCAGTGCACCAGCTAATAAGTCCGCTACAGTCAGTACACACTGTTCCGATTTTTCCTTTTTCCTTATTATATGTAAGATATTTTGGATAGCTGTTAGCTAACGATCTTAATTTAGAATCTGTTAATACAGCTCCTTTCATCCCGTATACATAGTTAGTACCTAATTTAGATTTTGCGAAATTTACTAATTCATTTGCTGTTTTTGACATAAATAAAAACCTCCTTATTTAAAAGTAGGCTCAAGGCTCATTACTTTTTTAATTCATCAATACGATGATGTGCTGATTTTAGGCTGTTTTCTACAACAGCCATACGTTCGACTACAGAATTATGTTTTTCGACCTCCTTAGTCAATTCATCAATTCTATAATTCATCAACGCATTTGATTTGTTATTACTGCTCATTGTCGCTATTACTGATGGGATAGCAACGCATAAACCACTTATAATAGCGGTAACTACTACATCGCTCATACAATCACCTACTTAACTGGTTTGTCATATTGTTGAGCACGTTCGGAATCACTAACCCCTTGAGTTGTAGGATCAACAACAACTCCCAAAATAACAAGTAATGCAAATACGGCATTTACTACAGCTAATAACTTATTACCTAAATCGCCAAAATCTAGTGTATAGCCAAACACCGCCCCCACTACCTGAATAACTAACAATACCGCTGGAATAGCACTCAGCCAAAATTGTTTGTTAGCAATTCTTACTTTCCAATTAATCTTCATAACAGTTTCCTCCTTAAATTTTATTAAGTACAGCTAATACATAGCCTTCCTTGATACCTTCATCATTAATAATCTGTTTAATCTGCGTTAACTGTGATTTCGAAGTATAATTGACTTCTTCTTCGACAGTTTCGATTTCTCTAAATAAAATATAATCGTTCTGCTCGTAATTTGATTGTTTTAAAATCATATAATTTGTTTCAAGTAACTGGCTGAATTTACTTGCAGTAACGTCTAATTCATGTGTTTTAATCATAATTTTCCTCAACTTTCTTATCAATATCTATCTCCAATAGCCCTTAAAATATGTTCTTCTATCTATTACTCTTTTCTAATTACCATAATCTCAGCTCCTAATCTGTTGTTTTAGTATAAAGAATATTTAGAGTTATTTTTTTACTAGGATAACCAGCGCACATATATAAAATATCTTTTTGTACGCCAGAACATAAATTTAGAAAATATGAACTACTTTCGTATCTTGGATAAGTATTAAACTGAGTGCCATCATCAGAATACCCTCTAATATCTAGTACCCTATACATATTTGCTAAGATTATTCCAGTAGAAGCCCAAGCACCTACATTAGATGAACTTGTTATAAACGATGCTGTTTTAATATAAATTTTCTTACCATCGTAGTTATATTCACCAGTCCATTGTTCATTTTCAGAGTATTTAAAATAAATATTATTTTTTTCAATAGGACTAGGAGGTACTATATAATTACTGTTTTTCTTAAACAATGGAACTTCTTCACCATTTTTTAATATTTTTCCAAATATGTTCAAGTCATACTCAATTTGAAATTCTCCTTCTTTATTGCAATAACGTCCCCAGCCGACACCGTTTTTGTGAGGGGGAATATTAAGTATAACTTTACCAATATCTATATCGTGAATTACAGTTACTGTATTTCCAACATTATCAGTAATGGAAACTTCTACTTCATGGGTAGTATTTAACGCATAACCACTAAATACATATCCTTGTCCACTGTTAAACGCAGTTGATTTACTTGTATTGTTGATTTTTATACTTTTAGTTTTTATTGCATTCCCAGTTATAACACAATAAGTAAATGTAGGCTTAACATAAATATAAGTACCCTTGATTATATCTTTAGTTCCCGAACTGTCGCATCTGTATGTTTCAAAAGTTAATGTCGGCAGTGTATACGCAGTAACCGTGACTTTAACCGTTTTACTTGCTGTAAATCCTCTGCTGTCTGTAATTGTTGCAGTGAATGTTATATCACCTGATTTACTTAAAACATCGGTAGTATAGGTGTTCGATTCACCACTATAACTGTAATCTCCACCTTTTATACTGTAAGTGGTTATAGTACTTCCATATATCCCCTTAGCACCATTTATTGTTAATTTAATACTTGATTTACCTTGCAAATACAACGAACCAAATGGATTTACCGGTGTTGCAGTAATACTTGTAAAGCTGGGATTAGCGTTGGTTATAGTATATGTTCTATCGTGATAGCTTGCCCACTGCTTATTGTTAGAATATAACCCTATACGAATAGTACAAGTTTTCCCTTTACACGCTTCTCTTAACTGGTTTCGTTCTTCATCAGTTAATTCCCATGTATAACTCCCCGTGTTGGGAATATTATCCCTAACTGCAAGATGCGGTCCGTTTGGGTTAGGCTCTAACCAGACGCTCATATTAAAGCCACCTGGATTACTGAATTTAATAGTTGGATTTTGAACATCTGTGAAATTGCTACTTTCTGTAATGTTAGCCTGCCTTGGGATTGTAGTTAACGTATGGGTATAGCCCTGTTCCGAAGAACTGAACTGGCTGTGACTTATCCAACCAGTAACGCTTATAGCTTTTGAACCGTCAGCATTATGACCGACAGTAACATCCCATGTACCTAAGCGAATCGGTGTTGATGTTATTTTCTGTCCAGTACTTATACCAGCACTGTATACTCCGCCGTTTATGCGAGCATACACTGTTCCTGTTCCATATGTAGTATAACCAGTGTTTGTTCGCCATACGTCTATCCAAACTCTAACAACAGAGGTGTTTGAATTTATGTCATAGCTCAGCTCCTGACTGTTAACACTGTAGTTTATATATTTATTACTTGTTCCAAAAGTTGCCATTCACACACCTCCTAGGTTAATGTCAGACCATCAGTAGCATCATAATTCCAGCTGAATGTTCCGATATTTAATTTTGTCATTACAATGGCATATTCAATGTTAAGCTGTTGGTTTGACAGATATGCTATTCTGCTTCCATTCTGATAGAATCCTAATTCCGTATTAGATAATTTAACAGCAAAGGGACTGTTACTTGCACCCAACTCCAATACTCCATTTTCAAAACGTGCCCACTGTGAAATTTCTTCTTTCGTAGCCAGACCACTTATATTGTCGGTAATACTTTTAATACTGTTTGTAACCAGCGATATAGAACTAGAATTTTGAACAATCTGTGATGATAACTGCTCTATCAAAGTTGAATTGTCAGTAGTGGTAGTCTGTAGTTTTTCAACCAGTGTAGTCAGCGATTCTTTAAGCTGGTTGATCGCAGAAGTATATTCAGTAGTAATATTCTGCTTCATGTCATTTATATCACCAGCAAAATCATTAGTCACTTCCCATGTAGTACCGTTCCAGTATTTTAGAAGATTATCAGTTGTATCAAACCATAACTTAGTTTTATCACTAGGTGCAGTAGCACTATGAACCGTACCATCGTCACCTTTGTCACCCTTATCACCTTTAATCAAACTCCATGTATAATCACTGGCTGAAGTTGATTCCGTAAGGGTTGTCTTGTTGTAAGCTAAACCTATGTATGTTTTACCCGATGGATCATCAGACATATTAGCACCACTGGCACTTGTTGCATACTTAACCCATGTATAGGTTGTTTTACCATCTGTACCCTTTGGTCCCTGAATACCAGTATCACCTTTCTCACCTTTGATTAAAGACCATGTATAATCTGAATAATTACTGCTTTCTGTTGCAGTGGCCTTATTATACGCTAAACCAATATATGCTTTTCCAGTTGGGCTGTCACTCATACCACTTGTAGGTGTATCCGCATATTTAAGCCATGTATAATACTGCTTCCCATCTGCTCCTTTAGGTCCCTGTACGCCCTGTGGTCCTTCTATTTTAACCCATGAGTATTTATTAAAAACTGCACTGTCAGCTTCAGAAAAATCCACATATGTTCCAATATATTTACCTGGTGTTTCTCCATTATTTGAGGTAAAAGTTTTTCCGTCATCACTGTACTTAATATGTAGATACGAAGTTTGTCCATCGCTTCCCTTCGGTCCCTGAATTCCTTGTTCTCCTTTGCTTCCAGTATCTCCTTTGATCTTGCTCCATTTATATGAAACATATGAGCTCGGAGCTGTATTTGATGTTGTTGAGCATGTACCAATATAAACAGCATTCTCAGCACTGTCAGTCATCGGGTTACCATTAGCGTTTTGAGAGTATCTTATATAGAAATAAGAACTTACTCCATCCGCTCCAGCAACCCCCTTAATTCCCTGAGGTCCTTGTTCACCTTTGATTTTAGACCATGTATAACTGTCAACATTTGTAGGATCATTAGAATTAAAGTCTACACACTGTCCAATATAATCACCTGCTGTCTCTCCACTGTTTGCAGTAAACGACTTCCCGCCATCATTAGAATATTTTATATGGAGATAAGAAGTCTTGCCATCTACACCATTAGTTCCCGGTATTCCTTGTGTCCCCTGAGCTCCCTGAATTCCCTGAAATCTCGCCCATGTATATTTTGTTGGATCTGTACTGTCGGTTTCAGTGTAATCAACATAAGTACCAATATAAACCGACGGAGTTTCCGTCATTTGACTAGAGCTTGTCGGATTGGCAACACTGCTGTATTTAATGTGAAAATACGAAGTCTTTCCACTAGAACCATCATTTCCTTTAGGTCCAGCCGGTCCTTGAATTCCCTGATTACCTTGTGGACCCTGAAGTCCCTGAAGCCCTTGTGGACCAGTATCGCCTTTATCTCCGGTAATGACGAATGGAATTGTTGTTGAGGTAGTATTATTACTAAATTTTGTCGTATCTTTGCGCCATAGATACTGCCCATTTGCTCTAACCGGTTGAGCAGTTATCCATCCGCTGTCAGGTGGTGTCGTACTGCTGGCATTAACTGCAAAGTAAGGTGTGATACTAATCACACTAACACCATCATCCCCAGTTGGACCTTGCGGTCCCACTGCTCCATCTTTTCCATCACTACCGTCAGCACCGTCCTTACCCAGTACATTTAAACTAAATGACGTAAACAGTTTAATACTTGTGTTTTTATACGATACATAACAGACATATGTAACCGCCGGATTAGCCTTGGTCATAATATTTTTACTTACATTCAATATTCCATTGCTAACATTCTCACCATTCGTAAGTCCAGTTTCTGAACTGTTGATTATCTTTTTAAAGACAATATCACAATTACTTAAATCCACATTTAATAATCCATCTAAAACTGCTGGAGTAATCGTAATATTGTTAATTTCCCAGTTAGGACTATAAGTTCCGTCAGTATTTAAAATCTGTACTAACTGTGAACCGGTAACATCAAGAAAACTGTTGCCTAAATTAGCAATGTCATTATTATCAGTTATAGTTACACTTCCTGTATTTAATTCAATTCCGCTTATAGAAACTATACACTTAAAATTAGCACTTACATCAATATCATTGCCTGTCAATGTCACTGATTTGCCAGTTTTAAATTTTTCTTCATTTTTATACCATTGAAATTGTATATCAGTCTGGTCAGGTGTAATATCAGTAGTCCCGTTAACAACTTGACAAGACAGGACAATTGATTTATTTTGTTCATTTAAAACAGTTGCATCTGATATCATAAAAGCTCTATATAAAGAAGTATCAATGTCCTCTATCTTAGTATTGATTTCTTCTATCTTAGTGTTAATTTCTTCATTAGTAATTGTAAGCTGCCCGACTTTTTCATTAAGCCCTTCTTGCTCTTTTGCGATGACATCCAGTTTAAGTGATTCTTGATCTTGCGTTATCTGCAGCTTTCGTATGCGTGTTGTATTGTTTATTCTCTTGATAACACGTTCTTCATTTTTGGTAGTTACGGTTCCATCTATATCAGATAATAGAAAATTTCCACCCTTAAATGTATTTGATAAATCAATTACCATAAAATTGAATTCATCATTATAATTAATCAATTTACCTGGTAACAAATTATCAATAGAAATCATCTTTACAGATTTTACTGAATAGAATGTTAAACCATCGAACTGTTCGTATAGAGAATCTACAATCAATTGTTCATCGAGGTAAAGATTATTTGCATCAAGAAACATCGTATTTCCTGTTTCATTACCGGCTTCAAGTGAATTCAATCCGTTCTCTGCATATATACGAGTCACTTTATAAACTTCATTCTTTTCATAATTTGTTAAGGTATCTGTGTTTGCAAATACATCCTTTGTAACTTTTACAAATTCAAGCGAATTAATTCCCTTTGCAAACACGTTAGCTCCGCAAAGTTCAGCTATCCAGCCCAGATAACTTCTTATAACAATTGTATTGTCATACCACGCAACTTCTTTATTCAATACATAATCAGGAATATTAGTTCTGATTATAGAAAAACCAGTTAGACTTTCTATTTCATCCAACTGGTCTTTTATTTGTACTGGATATGTAAGTTTTGTATCATACGCAATATCTAGAGAATAGTTATTGTCATACAGTTTTAGACTCAACGATTTAGTATACTTTTCGGGTTGATTATATATCTTAAAATATCTTTTATCTGAAGCATTAGTTTCTTGAATTTCCCAATACACTTCAGTATCGAGATTATCAAAAATTCCATCATAGTTATCAAACTTAAGATTCAGCTGGATTGTTGGAACATTACCAATAAGATACCCCTCCGCAAAAGAACTTGAAATCTTATAATCAAGCAGTCGACTTGTCACATCTAAGTTTCCGTATTTAATTAGCATGACTACACCTCAATCAATGCAAAAGAAAAGGACTTAGCTTTAAGTCCCTCTTTCGTCCTAATGTAATTATAACTTTTGTTTCCCGCATACATTTTTCTAGTGGCACGGATTCCATGAGTTGGAATAAATAGTTCTGCGTCAAACTCAGCAGGAGTTACCGCATTGAGAATATTCATGATGTCGATTGTTGGTGTTATGTTCCATGTCAATGTGACTTTTAACATATTTGATCTAATTCTATTTCTTCTTAGAACACCTGTAGCCACTGGTCTAACACTTTCACCGTCCAAATCCTGAATTTCAACTTTAATATCAGAAGGTGTAGACAAAGCTACACCATTCACTTTAATCAATGCTTCATTTGCCATATATACCCTCCTCTTAATAATCAAATACTGGTTTACCAGTTTGTACCTCATATTCTTTAATATTATCAATTACCATCTTGGTCAGTACCTTCCCATTTTCCAAAACAAAATTAATGACATAAGTTGCTCCATTTCCACTATCCCCATCAAAAGATAATCTATCTGCTAATTTTTCAGCAATCAGATCAAGTCCCTGGGTATTACGTTTCAATGGAATTACAGCCTCAGTACCTGCCTCACCAAAAATACCTAAAGTTGGTTTGTTTACCACTGTTCCTTCAGCTAGCAAAGGAATTTGTGGTACGCTTATCGTGCTAATCCAGTCAAAAGGTTTAACTCCTAAAATACTTACTTTTTTTATTGATTTTAATGCACTGTTTATACCATCGAATGGAATTTTAATTACTTTATTGATTCCTTTAATAATTGCATTTACAACAGCCTTTAAGCCATTTAGAATACCGTCTTTGATACCATCAAATACAGCACCTCCTGTACTAAATACATTTTTAACTGCTGTCCATGCATCGCTGAATTTGCCTCTAAACCAGCCTGCAACATCGCCAAATGCTTTGGTAATGTTTGACCAAACGTCTCCAAAAAATTTACAGACACCTGAAAACACACTGCAAACTTTATCCCATGCTCCCTGAAATGTATTTTTGAACCATTCGCCTACACTTGAAAATGCTTCCTGAATATTTTCCCATTGGTCTGTAAAGAAATCACCAATTGGCGAGAATATTAAACATATAGTATCCCATGCCCAGCCAAAAAGGCCACAGACAGAATCCCACATTTTTTCTATATCAAGAGTAAATACCCCAACAAAGAAATCAATAACAAACTGGAAAGCTTCTAAAATATCATTTGCAACAGTGGTTATAATCCCACCTGCAATTTCAAAAACGGTTATGAATGCCGTTTGAATAAACGTAACAATCGGTTTAAGCATCGTGTTCCACAGCTTTGATAAAATACCAATAACAGTATTAATCGCTGGCATCCAGCCCTGAATAACATCACATACACCCTGTATAGCTATACCTAAAACACTGACAAGAAAGTCAGCTATTGGTGCTAAAATGTTAGTCCAGAATGATAAAACAATACTTGCTATAGCTTCTACCACAGTTAAAAATACATCCGTTAACAAACTTCCCAACGGAAGCAGTACTGTATTAAACAACATCACCAGTGTATCAAAAATAGGCAGAAGGCAACCTGTATAGAAATTTTGAAGTATTCCAAGTAATGCTCCGACTGCTTCATTTACAAGATTTCTAAATGATTCGCTTGTCTGATATAGATAAACAAGCGCTGCTGTAACTGCTGCTACCGTACCGGCTATCGCAAGCATTGGCGCGCTTAGTCCTGTAAGCATAACACTTAATGTTTCTATTACACCTACATCCTTAAATAAAGCAAATAATGCGCCTATATTAGTGAATAAACTCTTTATCGGACCTGTTAACGCTGCCCAGTTCTTTATTACCTCAAAAGCAACAAAACCTGCTAAAACTCCAGCCAACAGACTTGTTATAACAGGAGCATTGGTCTTAAGAAAGGTTTTAAGCCTATCGATATAGCCCATCACTTTATCGACAGTAGCCTCGATACCGCTTGTGTCAGGTTCTTTAAAAGCACTGTCCCAATCAATTGGATCAATTGCATAGCCACCGCCTCCAATACCTCCTGAATCGGCACCACTACCAGCCCCTGCACTTGAATCACTTGCACTGATCGTGTTTAATTCATCAAATCCAGCTAATGAGCCTAGCGCCTTAGCCGTTTTCTTGGCTTGACCCTCAGTACCCTTTAGGGCATTATTTAATCCTCCTGCAGAAGATGTAGCGCTTTTAGCTGCATTATCAGCCGCGGAAAAACCAGTTGCCGCTTGTTCTCCTCCACTCTTCTTTCCAAATAACCTACCAAAAACTGCACTTACAACATTCGCGAATGTAATAAGTTTACTAATGATCATATTAAGAAATTGAACAACAGGTGTTAATGCAGCAATCAAGCCATTTCCGATAATTCCTAAAAGCTGTTTAAAACATTCTTGAAGAATACGAATTTGATTAGCCCAGCTGCTGCTTGTTCTTGCGAAATCGCCTTGAACAAAGGCTAATCTATCCAAAACAAAGTTATATCTTAAAGTTGTTTGCTCTGCCTGATTCATATCACTTATATTTTTATTAATACCTTGTGACAATGCATAAGCCTGGAGATTTGTTTGAGTCATTACAACACCTAGCTCTTTTAAAGTTTCTGTCTCACCTGTAAAAACAGATTTTAAACGCACATCAGCAAGATTTTGAGATATGTTATAAAATGATGCGACATCACCTGTTAAACCTGCCAAAGTGACCGCCATATCACTGGCTGCGTTTTCATTTATACCGGCACTTTTAGCCATAGTCATGTAAGTGCCCGATGTTTTCTTGGCGCTTAACTCGCTCATCCCAAATGCTTCAAGTGCTGATTTAGAAAACTTTTCAGCTTTCCACGCCATGGAGCCAAACGCTACATCTACAATGTTTTGCACTTCAGTAAGATCACTTGCAACCTGTAAAGCCTCTTTACCAAGTTTTAACAGTCCAGTTCCAACCGCTAATCCTACAAGTGCTGATTTTATACCTGATATAGCTGATTTTATTTTAGATGTCTGCACAGTAACATTCTGGGTAGCTGATTTCATTTGAGTTTGAACTTTTGCAAGTTCATCTCTAAACTGCTTTGTTTCAGCGTTGATTATTACTTTTAATTCTTCTACTGTCCTTAGTCATCAGCCCCAATCTGTTTATTATGGTTATAAGCGAACCTTTTTCTTTTTTCTTTAAATTCCTCTAATTCGTTTATTTCTTTTTGCTCCTCTGCTTTTTTCTTTTCTTCCTCAAATAAGTCAGGATAGTAATCCCATATTTGCTTAATTTCAACATTGTCTTCTTTTTGAGAAAATAATAATCCAATTCCTCTGATGATTTGGTCAGCCAGAATAGAGTTATCTATAGCCCGTTGTTTTTGTTTCATTATCTCTTTTCGATTAAAAGAATCAATAATATCCTTGATTTCATCTAAACTTAGTTCCCAAAAATAAAAAGGATCTATCCCGCAGTCAACTGCATTTGGGTAAATCCCATTTATTAAGTCTGATATATTAGTTACAGTTGTTCTTTGGCTTCGTCCAACTTCTCGCTCATCATTTCTGCCATTGAACCAGAGAAAAAACCCGACGCTTGATAAATCGGGAAAAACACATCTGTCATGAATGCAGTTTGTGATCCTCCCTCATCCACATATTTTTCAAACATTTCTTCTACATCCTTATATTTGATACCGTGGTGAAATTTTTGCATAGCACCATGTGTAATTGTAAGCATAATCTTTAACGCTGGAACACCATTATCCAGGACGTTAACAAGATTAGTCTTAAACTGTTCTTCAAGTTTAGTAATTACACTTGTTGTGAGTTTTAATTTATACTCAACTCCATCGACTTCCCACGTAGCCCATGGGATTCTTTTATTTTCTTCCATAGCTGCCTCCTTATGCAATTTCCGGGTCAGTGATTGTCAATTTACTTTGAAGTGCAATGTTTAAGTTAAACTCAATAACACCATTAACTCCACCGCCAGTTCTTTTAACAGAAACCTGACCATCAAATTCAGTTGTAGTTCCATCTTTTAATGTTTCTTTAAAAGTAGCGATCTCCCCACTCTCCTCCAAAGCTCTCATCAAACGATATGGACTGTCTGTTGATGTATTTTCATATTTAAATTTATAGGTGATATCACCTGCATCACCGATACCCATTTCATACTGTTTAACGGTATCATCAAGATCTGTATTCTCTACTTTTTCAGGATCAACACCCATTTCAGGAATTTCTTTTAATCCTTTTAATTTTGTATAATTACTTTCAGTAGCAGATTTTTTCTTATACTCTAAAGTTGCTCCATTTGCTAACATATAAATACCTCTCTTTCATTAATTTTTATGATACGCAAAAATTTTATTTGTATCTACAATCGCTTCATATCTCATAAGTTTATGCTTCATGCCCGAAGGCTCGCCAATATCTGAACATGAAATACGTTTAAAACCAAATTCAGCAATAACCTTATCAATATCAACTGCAGTCGATGAAGTACTCTTATTGCTCCAGATATCAATCCTAATGCGAATTAGTGATGAAGCTTCACCTTCATCGGTAACTTCATAAACACAGTTCTCTTCCTCGCAGTAGCTGACTGCTGGAAAATTTGTGAAATCCTGAGGATACGTATCGCTCAGATTATCAACAACTTTTTCAAGCTGCTCAACTATCTTATCTTTAATATTGATCATTTTTTCATCACCTTGACTATTTCCTTTCCAATATATCTATTCATCTCTTTAGTAATATCTTTTTTCTGATCATGCAGCGCTGGATAGAGATACGGCCGTGCCGGCATACCATTAGTACGGTATCCGATAACTTCACCACCGCTTTCTACAACACCCAAGCCATAATACTCAGCATCATCAACACTCATAGCATCAGCAGGTATCATCCATCCAGTTTGTGAATATTTAGGATTAACATTTGGAGAAATACCCGCATGGTTTTCCTGACCATTGGGACCTGTTCCAAGCTCATAGTAAATGCCATAATCAAGATTAGTGTAAACAGTACTGCTTGCTCCACTAGGCCTCTGTTCTGTTCTTTCCTTGATTGACCTACCTAAATTACCGCTCTTAGAATTAACCAAAAGACGTGCCTGCTTTTGTACAAGTAGACCACCTCGCTTTACTGATTTCTTTAAGATTTCACCCTGAACTTCATTAGACATCAAATTAAGCTTTTTTATGAGTTTATCCGCATTTTGAAATGTCATCTTAATTTTTCCAACTCAATGAATTTAAATTTGGGATAGCTCTTAATTGAAACCACCTTATATTCCGGCTCATCAATATTTATACATATAGCATCATTTTCACTTATATTTAAATCACCATAATAATTCATGTTAAGCATATAGGCTAGTCTTAGCCCATAAAGTTCCGCTTGTACTTTTCCACCAGCTGGACAGATTACCGCTTCACCTGCAACAGGATCAAGATATTCTAAAGCTGTATTACGTTCAGTATCTTTTTTTACGATATATTTTCTAAGTTTGAATTTCTTCATCTTTCTTCTTAGCATTTAATCGCCTCCTAGCAACAGCACTAAGTCTATATTTATCGATACCCGAAAGTATCTCATCTTCACTGCGATAACTGCGACTTACACCACCTTCACTGTGACTTGATGAACCAGACTCACCATCTCGCTCATATCTTGCAACAGCAAGATCAAGCTTAAATGATTCAAGTTCCGCAATCATTTCTACACGATTAGTCTTTTCTAGAACTTTGATTTCAGCTTTGCTAAGAAAAAGAGAAACTAATGATTCATCAGTCTCTCCTGTAAGTTTCTTAAATTTTTCTTCGACAGTCATTACTATGCTCCTTGTGCATCTTTAATAATTTTACGAAGCTCATCGCAGTTTAAACCGTCATGTTCTAAATCAAGTTCCTCAGCTAACGCCTTTAAATCATCAAGTTTCATTTTAGATAATGGAACTTTTTTATCTTCAGTTTGTTCGGCATATGAAATTTTCGATTCAATGACATTAATTTCTTTTCTTAAATCTTCAAGATTATCCCTTACAATATAATTTAAAGGATCCTTAGTACAAATTTTAATTACATCTTTATTCAAACATTCAGTAATAACCTTATTTTTAATATTATAAATATGTGCCATAATTTTCTCCTTATTCCACAGTAGGATTTGCAGTTAACATAGCAATACATTTTGATTGGAATACTTTTGCACCGTATACATGTAAACCTTTTACCGCATCTGAAAAACGTTTTTCAGGTCTGTACGCTTCTGTTTGTAGAATTTGTTCAGCATATGAACCAGCTTCATCGGTTCCAGCAATTAATTTATATTTAGTTTTGGCAATATTTGGAACATTATTAGAAACATAAATAGTAAAGCCTGCTCCCTTACCAACTTCACCACCTTCTAAAATTGCTTTGTTGTAATCCGTACCATTACCGACGAATCTGTCATCTTTTAATAATAACCCGTGATACCATGCAGGAATAACAACCCATCTTCCAACAGTTGGGACATTAGCTTCTGTTAATTTAACTCCTAAGTCAACTAATAAATCATAAGCTGTTTCTTTAGTAGGCGTTTTTGGTGTTTCTTCACTGCCGATACAGTTATCAGCATGAACATTAATAGCTAAAAGATTAGCAGCAAATGCATCTACAACATCATTCATACCATATGCTGCTCTTTCCATTGCTTTATCCATTAATTTTGGATTTGTTTGCGCATTATCAACATCGTCAACAGAAAAGTTAAAATATTTTGCCTGATCAATCTTTAATTCTTGTTGTTCTCCACTTAAATCTTCAGGAGCATCAATATCTTTTCCCTTTTCATAATCTTTAATTGTTACTTCACCAATTTGATTTACCTTTACAGTATCACCAAAGTTTTTAATTTCACCTTCATAATCACGATTTAATAAATTTAAATAAACGTGTCTTTTATCTAAATGTCTCAAAAGGCGTGCACTCCAAATAGTTGGAATAAAATTTTCTACTGACATATAATTACCTCTTCTTTCTATCTATTTGCTTTTAATACATTTTGCACTTCATCCCAATTTGCATTGATTTCTTCAGCTGTCATTGATTTTATTGAATCAACCGTAATACCTGCAGATGAAGAAGGTGCTTTTTTAATTGGCTTACCACCCTTGATACGATCTTCTACTGCTTTTTCTACTGCAGCTTGAAATGCCTTTTCTACAGTTTCGATTGATTTGTTGCAGCTTTCAGCATCAGAAAAATTCAAAATCTCAGCTAATGTAACCGGAAGCCCTTTATCAGCCAACTGTTCTTTAGCCTGTGCAGTAAGCTCTCTTCTAGTAATTGCTGTTTCTCTGTTTTCTAAATCCTTTATTCTTTTCTGTTCCTGATAAGCCTTTTTTTCCTTTTCATTCATGCTTGCTAATTTTTCAGCCTCTGTTTGCTGATCAGCAAGTTGTTTTTCCCAGGATTTACGTTCTTTAGCCACTCTGCCTTTAATTATTTTATCTACTTCTTCCTGAGTGAATGTTCTAGGATTTTCTTGATGTTCACCATCATCGCCATCTTCGTTTCCAGAGTCTTCACTGTCGCTATCACTGGCGCCTTCATCAGCAAACAATTGAATATTTAATGGATACGCTAATGGCCACTTTCTAAATAAATCTTTACTCATAAATTCCTCCATTTTAAGTCCGTATGACTATCCCACAGTTTTTTGTCATAAGTTTTTGGACATAATAAAAGGCAAGATTTCTCTCACCGTAATTAATTTGATTTTTCTTTCTGGACTTGTTTGATTTCAACTGCAACACCCGCATCGACTAACTCCTTAATGCGTTTAGGATCAGCAACTGTCATTAAGGCTCCTTCACGGTAAGAAAGACCAGTATTCTTATCAATCATATTCTTTACAACTTTTAGTTTTGCCATCTAACCACCTCCTTTTAGGTAAAATAAAAACACGCTACAAATCAATTAACGTGTTTTATAAATTTATAAATCAAATATACTGTGCATATAGCTATCCAAATTAATAATAGAATTAGTCTAATCTTGAAATATAACTCCATCTTGTCATTAGCTCTGTTATTTTCGTATAACTGTCGTCTTTAGCCATATAACTCAAGTTCCTTTCTCAATGCATCATTATAAATTTCAACAACTTCCCATCTTCCGCCTTCATATTCATGATCATAAGCTGCTTTAGGGCGAGACGTAGGATAAAGATAATCTTCTTCACTGTCATCAACAATGCGAAGCATTCCGCTATCAACACCAACACAATCGTAAACTTGATTGTTAGTTAAACCGTCAACACCAAATGACTTACCAATATATCTGAGCTTTCCATACAATTCCATTTTTATTTCTTTATCAAGTTCACACTGATAAACCATTATAGTTTTCATATTAATCTCTATCCTTTCTTAATTTCACTTTTGGTTCATATTGATGCTTATCATGTTCATACCAATGAACATCAAATATATATTTATCTGACGTAACTTTTGCAACTTTTTTAGACCAGTTATCAATGTTCCCGCCGTATTTTTCCGATAATCTTTTTGCTGCTCTAAGAGTTTTATCGCTACCTTTTCCCGCGATAATATGTGTATTCGTTAAAGCTGCACCTGTTGGGATAAATCCCTGCTCACCTTGCCATACATAATCAAGATGTTTATGCAGTATCCATCCGTTATTTGTCGCTTTGTATAATAATTTTAAGTCTTTCCAATCCTTACCATCATTATACTTCAAATCTTGAAATTTTGCGAACGTTTCTGGCAACTCTTTACCACCAATAACACTCTTATAACGCTTAAATTGTTCACGATCCTTTTTAGCATTTAAGACTTTCTTTCTAAAGGTTTCAACGTTATCTTTACCATGTTCTTTTTGCTGATTTCTTAACCACTCCTGGTAGTTTTGATTAGCACTAACAATTTTATCTTTACCTGTGACTGGATCCCTAACTCTACGCTTCATCTTAGCTTCAATTGCCTTATTAATAACCGGCTCAGTTGATGACCTGCAGTTTGGATGTAATGGTGGAACATTTACCCCCTGCACTGCTTTATCAAGCGGTATAGTTGAATGGTCATGTGTTTGACAGATTGGAGATGTCTTCATATCATGCACCGCACAAAAACGTACCATTTCAATATCAGCTTCTCGATACGCTTCCATATCTAAAGCATTACTAATAAAGTCACTCTCTGTACAAATAAGTCTTCTGGAATTATAAGCACCGACAGCAAACTTTTCAACGATCGTATCAGCCATCTGTTTTTCACTTTTACCAGTTAACACACCCATCAGCATTTCTTCTTTGACTGAGTCTGCTAAATTCTGGGTATTATCCCAGATACGCTCGCTATAGTTTTTACCACTCCATTTAGAATTAAGTAATTTATCGGTAACCTCTGGATCAATATTTTCAAAGCTAAAGGCTATACTGGTTCTTTCATGGAGATTATAGATTGAGTTAAAATAAGAATCATATGCTACATCAATATACGTGAGTGTATTGACTTCTTTTTCACGCTTGTAGACTTCTCTCATCATCACATCGAGATTCTTCTGTGAGTCCTGAAGCTTATTGATTCTATATCGATACGCTGGAGCTTCTAGTTCTTTAAGAAGTTCTTTTCTTTCCTCACCTTTAGCTCCTGCCTTTAATCTTTTAAGCATCTGATCATATGAAGTTGGATCAGTTAAATCATTTAACAGAGCCTTGGCTTCAGCTTCACTTAAACTATGCTTTTTCCTGTATTTATCAAAAACACCCTGGATCTGTTCATTAAAATAATAACAGGATTTTTGATAAAGCTTTGCCAGTTCCTGACTTGAGGCTTCTGCGATTTCCATAGCTCTTTGAATATGTTCAGCCTGTCTATTACGCCAGTAGTTACTCACTCCAATACCTCAATAAGAAACTTCATAAATTTGTTAAGCAGCTTTATTATTGGGAGCAGAATCTTTTTTAGCTGTTTATTTATTTTTGTTTTTATCTTCCCCATCAGCTTCTTCATCATCTTCACCCCCTGAGTTGTTAAACGGTACATTATCTGCTACACCAAACATTTTTTGCTGACGTTCCACTGCTTTGTCGTTCTCTTCATCAACTTTTTTAATTTCAGTTTGGGCATCTTCAACAAAATCAAGCTGATTCAACAATGTTTCCTGTGATACGAAACCTTTTAAATTAGTTATAATTTGAGACAGCTCCAACAAGTTCTTAGGCAGTCCTCTTGAAAAAGTTGGAATGATTGCAGTTGGATTAATCGAAATCGCTTTAAGATTAAGATAATTACAATACAATGTTATACGCTGTTTAAGTGCTTTTTTATAATAACGCTCTTTAGTTTTAGTTATCATCTCAAGACCAAGTAACTTATATTCCATTGCCACACCTGAACTGTTGCCAACAAAGTTTTCATCAGTAAGATTAGGAACATGGCTGAATGTATAAATATCTTCTTTAATAGCTTTTCTTAATACTTCCATTCCCGATTCATCAAAAGTTCTAGCAATGTATTCTGCTTTTGCATCAAGCGGTAACTCAAGTAAACCATTTTCTTTAAGTATCTTAACTACCTCACTGACTTCTTCTTCATCATCGCCCATCAAAGCCCCATAAACTACAAGAAGCGCTTCAACAAACTGTTCTTTGTCATTTACGCGGTCACTCATCAACGTGTTGTAAGCGTCAATTAAACTAATCTGTTGTTCAAAATCACCAACTCCATTTTTATTATTTAGAATCTGAATAATCGGGACATCACCTAAAAAATGTTCTTTTGGTTCTTCATCTACATAAACATTGTTTTCATAAGTTCCTTCAAGCAGCAGCTCATAGATATAATTTTCTGTTCCAACAGTAGCCTTGTATTTGTACTTTCCGGTAACAGCATCTTTAAAGCGATAGTAATAAACCCCAAAAAGAATATTTTCTTCAATAGTATCATCACATACTAGAAATGTATGTTCCGGTTCTAGATTTTTTGATACTGGTGTTGTCTCATTTTCTTTAACATAGACATACTCATACGCAACACCTGCAACACTCATATCAAGCGCATTGTCATGATCAACATCGTCAACATCAGCCAAATCAAATGCGTCTGTAAGTTTATCAATATTCATTTTCTTGTCACTTGTAGAAAATGATATAGCCGAGCTTAAAAAGTAACCCGTCGCAGTATCGCTTATATCCTTTGCGTGATTACATACAACTTTATTATTACTGGAACCCTTTATTTTTTTAGTTCGCCCTTGAACCTTATGTTTACCATCATAATAGCGCTGATTTTTTCTAATTTTAGATGCCACGCTAGAGTGCTTACGAATTAAATCCCTAATCATCGTTTTATTTAGATTTGTTTCATCATAATCATTAGCATCGATTGTAAAATTTTTCATCAGCTACCTCCTTGATTTGTATATTTAGAGCGGTTTTTACCTGCTCTTGCTTTATTTCTAATAACATCTGTTTCACATCCATAACGAGCTGCATCAATCGTATGATTATTCTTATCAGGAAATTCACCTTTTAAGTTTCCCTCCCTATCCTTTTCAATTTCATAGTCATTAAACTCTCTAGCAGCGTTAGGACATCGTGTGGGGTCTATAATTATCTGTTCTAGATCCTGAAGCCATTTAATCCCGTTTTCTACACTGTCAGGCCCTTTCTTTGCACCAACGATATTTAATCCCAACAACTTGAATTCGTTAATTGTACGAGGTTCAGCACTATCTGCTGTAACTAATTTGTTTAAAGGATTTAGTTTTTTTATTTTCTTTACTGCTTTCTTGTTTGAAAGACGTGTACCATAAACCTCACCAAAAATAAAAAGACGTCTTCTCGTCTTGTCATAATTCATTTTTAAATAAGCTAATGGATCACCGGCATAACCAAAATCAAGTCCGTTCTTCAAACGATCAAATACTGCAATCTCATCATCACTGATTTCTCTAATATCAAGATTAGTGAACACTTCACCGCCAGTGCCCGTAACTTCTCCAAGATAATCATGATTGTACTTTTCTTCATTAATAACCTTTAAATGCTCCGCTTCAATAAGAAACTGCTCGCCAAGCCACTCTCTCGGCGCCTGAAGATAAGTAGTATGACTTATGTAAGTATCTGGTCTTTTGATAAGGACTTGCTTATTACACCAGTTTCTTTGACTTTCAGGAGGATTAAACGAGTAGAATACACAATATTCAGGACCACCACGCAAAAGAGACTGATTAATATTCCTGATCTTATCGTAGGATTCAAACTCATCACATTCTTCATACCATACATATTTCACATATCCGACAAATACCTTTGTAGATTTAAGTTTCTTTGGGTTATCAGCACCCTTGAATAAAATAACCTGTCCTGTTGGCTTATATGTCATTTGTAGTTTGGATTCAGGTATTTCCCAATCCTCCTGAGCGTTAAGCATATAAATACCCCATTTGATCTGTTCATATACTGAACCTCTCAAAGTATCCTTTACCCTTCTAATAACAACTGCATTAGACATTAGGCCATTTTGTGCATCTCTCATAATGCCTAAAGGAATTTCAATTCCTATAAATGATGATTTAAGAGACCCTCGACCACCTTTTAACCAGTAATGGGTATATTCGCACTCCTTAATCAGTTTATGCACATCCCAAAACGCAGGACCAATTATTGACTTCAAACTAACTTTTTTAGCCATCTATATCATCAACTATCATCGTTTTGCCATTGGAAGTAACATCAACCTTTTCAGTCCACATTCCATAACGTCTCCCTAATAGTTCAGCAGCCCTTAGACTTTCCTTTTCATCAGGCGGTTTCTCAATAACCTCCTGCATGCCGTCACCGCACATGGCCAGTACACTCGAAGTTGATTCACCACGCATTACTGAAGTTAGATATTCCATGACTTCCTGTTGTTTAGCAACACGTTTACTGGCGATTTCATCCAGACGCTGCTGAATATAATCCCAGATTTCTTTTTTCTTCAAAAGTTTATTTGCTCTAACTGCAGCAGCATTATCGCTTTTGATATTAGGATAAGCAGCTTTATATGCTCTGGTGCCGTTTAGATCAATCAAATATTCATCTGCAAATATCTTTTGTTTTTCGGTCATAAACGACACCTCACTTTCTATAATCAAAAAAAGCGAACTATTGTCCGCTGATAATATAAAACTGGTTGCAGGAGGTGGAATTGCACCACCAACTCCAGGAAAGGACCCTGGTAAGCTGCTACTTGCTATATCCTGCCATATTTGGGTAAAAGAAAAACCACACAAATTGTGGCTTATCCTCCTATTCCGGGAATCCAACTTTTAAATTCTTTTAAACCTGCATATGCTTTACCCCATGTAGAATTTTGTTCTAAAAATTCAATACCGGGTACGGTAATGTAAGCATCACCTGAAAATACAACACCTAAATCCTTGCCTGTTACTATTTTAAAACCCTGCGCAAGATTATTATTGATAATAGCATTTATTATGTCAAAATAAATGTCTTGACTAACACCAAAATCATCACACTTAAATGTTTTATTTCCCTCATTAAGTTCACTTAATATTGCGTATATAATTTTTTTTCTGTCCAATTTTGCCATATTCTTTCCTCCCATATTTTATGATATTTAATTATACCACACTATCCCACATAAAGCGACACCACGAATATTAATGAAAGGAGGCATTAAATGAATGGCGTATCAGCACCAGGTGATGCCGCTTTATCTGGAGACAAAAAAAGCTCTGGGAGAATGAGCTTTTTCATATTTGTATAATCAAGGGGAAGTATAAGAAACACGAATCAACCAAAAAGAAATTAATCATCTGTGTGTCTTAACCAAAAGACCACATATACACTATATCACATATAAAATAGCAATAGGTGCTATTTACTGCCAATCTTTCTATAAATTAATTTGATTTATTCCTAAATTATGATAATTGCGAATTTGAGAATAACTATAGTTCATTAATTCGGCAATTTCCTGATACGTCTTAAATTGAAGATATTTATAACCAATCACTGTTCTTGCTTTTAGATCAGAAATTAAATTAATACAATCTTCTATCTCTTCCATCTCATTCATTAATCCCTGCTTCTCCGCCATATACTGACTGATTGTTTTATGACCACCCCATGATGGACCATAATTAATTGACTTGATTCCCATCATCTGATTATCTATGAATGCAATCCTGTCACATTTATCACGGTATGATTTTAAATATTCTACTTTTTCATTGTAGTCCATCTATTTCCTCCTATACGTACAATCTTAACTTTTATTAACGTGTTACTATTCTCCTCTCATCCAGCGCAATCGAAACATAGGTTTCTGAATCTTTCTATTGCAGTAGTCACTGACGGTCTGCCGGCTGATATACAAGTCATTAGCTGCTTCCCTGGTGCCTTTGTAAATGCGATTGTTATCATAACAGTAAATCAACCTACGAATACTTGTTCGACCACCGTAAAGCTCACCTAATTCCTTTCTTGTAACAATTTTAAGATTCACTAAAGCATTATCACCATAACACTTATTTCTATGAGTAACTGCATGACCATCAGGCACGAGACCGTTAAATGCTTCCCATACAACATAACTCACTTTAGTTTCCTTACAATGTATTTTTATAAGCATATAACATGAACCGCTTCTGTTCTTTTTCACCCAAAAATTTAATAATCGCTCTTTCCCATTCTTGTAGATTCTTTTAACACGTCCATACGTAGAAGCAAAATATGGTGTGTCGCGATACTGTTTCCATATCTCGCCTTTCAGATCTTCAATCATTTCCTATTTCCTCCTCGGTTAATTATGTTTCCTTGATCTTTATTCCGTAACGCTCAGCTAGTAATCTTTTCTTCAAACGATATACCGGTGTCTTAACCCCTTTGACATCTTCAACAATTTCTACATCATTTTCAACATAAACAAAATCAGCAATATATTTTATTTCACGACCATAACAGCTCTTATCAACAAGTACAAATGGAACCTGGAGCTGGAGATTTTCGATAAGCCCAGCTCTTTCCATCTGTTTTAGTTGAATATACCGTTTAGCCTCTTTTTTGCTGTCAAACTTGACATCATCAAGAACAGTTTTAACCGCATGATATTTGCTTCGTTTAATTTCTTTCTGCTCATGTTGTTCAGGTTGAGGACTATATTTCCGTCCATTTGGGTAATCAACCATTAAAATTGGATATCCTCCTCCATGATGTCGTATGTATTAACATCTTCCATAAAATCACTCGGACTTGACGATCCATTATGAAAATAATTATCGTTGGCCATCTGCTGAACTTTTTGAGTATCCATAGGTGCCTCATTTTGATTTCTAGTATCAAGGAACTGCACGCTATCGCATCTAACCTCAACAACAAATACTGTTTTACCGTCTTTATCATCGTATGTTCGGGTTTGAATTTTTCCTTCAACACCGACTAAGCTTCCCTTAGAACAATATCTTTCAACATTTTCAGCAGGTTTGCGCCATACAACACAATTAATAAAATCTGCTTGTCGTTGACCGTCTCCGCTTGTAAAATTACGATTTACCGCTAAAGTAAACGAGGTAACCGCGTCGCCTTGTTGAGTTCTTCTAAGTTCAGGATTTCTAGTCATTCGTCCTACAAGAACTACTCGATTAATCATCTTCAGTTACCTCCTTGCGTGATAGAATAACGCATATTCTTGTTTCAGTAGTTGGAATGAAGCCAACCACTTCATAATCACCATCCAACTGTAAAACTGTGTTTTTGTCTTTATGTTTTACAATAAGAGCATTTTCTTTATTCGCCATTATTTTCCTCCTATTCAAACTCTGCTAAAAATTCATCCAGTTCATCAAGATCAACTTCTTCATCAAAAACTGGTGTGTTAGTATCTTCCGCTTCAGGCAGATACGAGTATTTGAGATTTTTATTCATGGCACTTTTGAAATATGCCATACGGTTATCAATCTGCTTGTCCTTCATCAGTCCAAGAACGTAATCAGCTTTAACACTCACATCAACGGCATCATACTCAGCAAGATATTCACGAATGATTTCATCAAAGATTTCTGTTTCGTTTTCAGCAATAAGATTTTTAAATAAAAGTCTTTCGGTCAGGTAATGAATTTTTAATTCAGGCACGCAAGTGCTTTTATCTTTTATCTTATATCTTTTATCTTCTATTGTTATATCTTTCTTTAGTTGTTGCCCTTTGTTTGCCTTTTGTTTGCCCTCCGCTTGCCCCTCGTTTGCCATTGTATCTATCAATTCGTTTGCCTTTTTGTTTGTGGTGATTTGATAAACGTCATATTTTACAACGGTTATAAGGGAATATTGGTTTGTCGTTTTGACTGCTAAATCGTTTGACTGTTTTAAATGATTTATTGCTGTTCTAATTTTCTTTTCTGAAAGCTTTAAATCAGACGATAATCGTGCAATTGATGTTATAAAACTGCCTCTGGGGATCACTGTGCCTTTCCACTTTTTATCTTTCCAGTTTGCCATTAAAAGACAGTGGATAAAGACATCTTTAGTATTCTGATCAGTGTACCATTCCCATGATGTAAAACTGCGAAACAGTTTAATAAATGTATCATTATCCACTAATAGAACTCTTTCTATAAAGCATTAAGGAAAAAGTAGAAAACTACTTTTCCTTTGGCTTGATTTCAATGCAAACTGGCTGTGTCGGTTCTGCTACATCACCTGATAAATCCAGCTGTCCTGCAACTACTCCTGTAAACTCCTGAAGTCTGAATCCAGTAACTTCGCCAGTATCCTTATCATACTGAACCTGATTAAACAAATGAATTTCTTCACTTTTTTTAGGACTTAATTTAGAAGTAATAACCGGCTTAACACTCATTTCCTTTTTATCATTTTTAGGTATGAAAGTAAGTTTAACTGTTAATGTTCGTACCTTATCATCAGTTCCTTCGTCAAACATATTAACCATTACTTTTTTTAATTCTTCATCAATAAGCTTAACAATAGAACCGTTATTTATATCTAAAATACTTCTTGTATATTTTGCTTCCATTTTCATATCCCCCTAAAATGCCAGTACAACATCTTTGCCAATAAGTTCTTTTGGCAGTTCCGCAGTAAGATACTGTTTGATAAGTTTTTGTACTTCTTTTTCAAAGTAGCCTCTATCTGCAACGAATAGTGCAACACGGCCATGCTGATCAACTCGAAGATTAAATTTACGTTCCACCTGAATAAGTTCAGGATAGGTAGCAACCGGTGTAAGCGTAACGATTGGGTTAATAGTCACCTTGCCTGCACCGCCGGCAAATGCATCACTCTCAACTACCAGGTTAACACCAATGCCATTGTCGACCTGTTTAACAGTTTTTGAATTGTACAGATTGCTTACAGTGGAGATTAATTTATCCGTATTGTCTGTAGGGACATAGCATGTATTTAAGTTGATGATCATTTCTTCAGGTGATATCCATTCATTTAAAATAAGTCTTGGTACAATAGGTTTACAGTGAATAAGTATCTGACGTTCATATGTATCATCTACGCTACTGAGTACTTTGATCTCATTACCATCCGCTTGAATAATCAGCGGCAGCTGAATGTTTAAATTCTTTGCTTCAACATCGATGTATGACTTGATAATTTCAACAAGTCCGCTTAATGAACGCGTATCGATACTTTCAATACCTGGTGTTGTAACCCTTCTTAAACTGCCTCCGAATTTCGTATGAAGCATACCTTTAATTTCTGCCTGCTCTAATTGAGCGTTTTCTTTCGCATTTGCTAATTCAACTACTTTTTCAATTGCTTGTCTAATCATTTTTAATTTCCTCTTCTTCCTTTTTATTTGTTATTCTTGGGGTATAAAATTCATCCCGTTCTTCATGTCCCATACGGTAACGCCATAGCGGGCACTCTACAGCAGGACATTCTCTTACTTCGTTTGATTGGAAACCGCAGCAGTCAAGACACTTGTATCTTATTGCCTTGGTTCTGCTAACTCTCTTCCCGGCTGAGTCCTTAACCATTTTTTCAAACATGTTTCCATCCATAACATCACTCCTTTGGCTTTTTCAACGCTTATAGACACATCCTTTATAACAAACTGTACAAATGGGTAATCTTATAACTGAATACTAAAACGTTTCTATACACGTCGCATATGCACCTTTTTGTTAAAATACTCTCACTATCTTGCCGGTGGCCTTTTGGACCTCTGACTTCATAAATTCTTCATCTGCATTAGCATCGCTAAGATGCAACAGCATTATTTCCTTAGTTCTGTACAGTTCGCACGATTTAAGAAAATCAATACATGTATTAAGATTCATATGACTTCTCATAAGCCGTTTAATATGAGTATCAACAAAAGGATTTCTGTTTGGATTGTTAAGCTGATGTTCCAACCTTTCACTGATATAATTACATTCAATCATGATGTAATCTAAATTCTTAAACGAATAATCGCAATAGTATGAATCTGTAATAAATAATAAATTCTCATTTGTTTCATTTGAATGGATCAAAAAACCAGTTGGTTCCTTAGCATCGTGATGAACTTTAAACGCCCTGATGCTGAACGATTTTACAGTTGTTTCGGCGGTGATATTAGTATCTAAAGCAAATGTGCCTCTTTGTCCGTATATACCGATTCCCTCTAAAGTACCTTTTGATGCAAATATCCTGATACCTCGAAGCAGCAAATCCTTATAACATTTGGCATGATCATTGTGCTCATGGCTGATAAGACATCCAGCCAGTCCGCTAAGTTTGTAATTCGTAGCTTTCTTGATCATGTCCAGCTTTACACCGCACTCCACCAGCAGAGTGGAAACGCCATCATTTATTAGATAGGCGTTCCCTTTTGAACCGCTGGCAATACATGTTATCTTCATTAGAACGGATCCATAGAAGTTTGAGCAGCTTTTTCACTAGCCTGTGCGGTTGCCGGCTCCAGTTCTTTTTGTGGTTTTGGTGCATTCAATTCCGGTGTAGCATCATTTTCAACAAAGTCAACATCAATAAATTCTTTATTAGCATTTGCATTTATTTCTGACTGTACTTCATTTTTAGCAATTACCATTTCACTGTAATCTTTTAACAGTTCATCGGGAAGAACATTAAATTTTGCAAGTTCCTGATAAAGCTCATGAACAACTGTTTTCAATACCATCTTTTTGAAATCCGACTGCCATACCATTGCCGTTTTAGCTGCTTTCATAGCTCTATCAATTCTATCTTTATCAATGATAATCGCTGTTTGACTGCCATTATTATGATAAGCAACTGCATATGCACCTTTTACTTTATCTTTATTCTTAAAATCAATGTTACGATTTAAAATATCCGGAATCTTGTGATCGATGATCTCATAATCACCAGTTTTAAAATCTCTTTTCTGGACAAGCTCCTCACCTTCAAGAACCACATCCTTAATAATGTTTTTAACACCATGATTTTTCTTACAAAATTTAGATAAAAGTTTTTCTTCGCCCTGATATTGAATTTTAATATTGATATCTTTTTTTCCAGCTTTGGTATTATTTCTAATATCCAGCCAGATTTCTTTATCATTCAAAGACAGTCCCAGACGCGCAAATCTTTTGACCTGTCCAGGGAAGTTACATCCAATGAAGTTGATTTCATTGGGATTAATTCCTTCCTCCATCATTTTTTTATACGTATTTAAGATAATATCATTAGCAAAAGTTTTATCACGAGGACTTAACTGTGTACCTGATGAAGCTGCTACTCCGTCAACTTTAGACATCATATAACCCTTAAAATCTGTATTTGCTTTAGCAACTGCATTAGCTGCTGTCGTATCTTTATTTTCACTCATTTCCTATTCCTCCACCATTGTTAAAGTTTTATAATCCTCATCAACGACCAGCCTTATTAATTGGTTGCTAGTTGATGTGATTTTTGTAACTGATTCTGCATTATCTACAAATATTGGCATCCTGATATTAAAATGTTCTGATAAAGTATCAATGATCTCAATACCTGCATTAATGCGACTAGCATTGTTGGCCATCTTATATGGAACAATGCTTTTTTCATTAGGAACCATCACGTTACATGATTCAATAATTGCATCATTGGTAATTTGTTTTTCAAACAGTTCAAAATTAACTGTCTTGAATCTCTGATTAATCTTTTTAGTAATCCGTTTAACTTTTTCAATAATGAACTTTTCACACAAACTTAATTCATACTCATAACGATCATAATCTTCAGCCAGCTGCGCCTGTCTAGCTTCAAGCTCGTCAATTCTCTTCTGTTGTTCTTCGGCTAACTGGAATCGGCTTATATGAGTATTTAAAGTAGCGACTTTAACATTGCATTCATGAATTTCTTTATCAATTTCTTCAATTACTTTATCTATTTCATTATCAGTGTTTTCAAGATCTGCAAGCTGCTTCTTAATAACTCTGTATTCTTCAGTATCTTCAAACGGTGTAACAGCAGTAATCTTACTTTTTTCAGTTTCAATTTGACTTGCCAAATCCATTACTTTAATACCTAACTGTTCATTTTCATGAATAAGATTATTCAGTTCAAGCTCTTTAGAAGCAATTTTGTCTTTACTTACATCTGCACCCTTTTTTTGAAGTTCTTCAAGTTTCTTTGACTTGTTAATATTAAAAGTAGCAAATATTTTTTCCTGCTGATCTGCTGGCAGTGACTGTCCACAGGTTTGACAAACTCTTCTATTCTCATCAAATTCCATTGCTGATACAGTTTTATAATCATTAAGCAGTTCATTTCTCATTTTTGACATATAGTCAATATCGTTTTTGTATCTGGAAATTCTAATATCATTGCTGCTGATTGTGTCATTAAGTAGATTTTTCTCATTTATAAGGTTATTTATAGATTCCTTTATCAATCTATTTACTTCATCAAAACTATTAATATGTGCAATACGTGCATCACGCTCTTTCTGTTTGATTTCAGCAATGCGGTTTAATTTTTCAACAGCTGCTGAATTACCGGATTTAGCTGCTAATTTACGGTCATTCAGACTGCTGATTTCTTTTCTTGCTTCAAGCAGCTGGTTTTCATAATCCAACTTATTCCCAGCTGTTTCTGGAATTGCTCTTTCAGCTTCATCAACTCTACTTGGAATCTGTTTTAATTCTTTGTTAATACTGCTCATATTGGTTTTTAAAAGCTTAATCTGATCATCGATACTGCGTTTTTGAGCTGTTGATCCGTTTAATAGCAAAATCTCATTTAAAGGTTCCAGTTCTGCTACTGCATTAATAATTTCCTCATCAGTATAATCACCACAAATATCAGTAAGATATTTACGTCTATCTTTCCAAGACAATACATCACTAAAATAAGTTGGGCTTATGAGCATCTGTATAATTTCGCGAGGACCAAATAACTCCTCAATCTCCCTGGTGTAATCTTTTTCCTTAACAGGAAGACCATCTACTTCGTATGAAATGGTATTACCAGTAAGCTCCTTATTTTTATTTCCACGCTTTTGGGTCCACTTTTCTTTGTAAGTTTTCTTTAAAACTTTAATGATACCATTAATATCAAATGTACATTCAACAGTATGTTCCAGATTGTGTAGATCTCCTTCGACTCCTTTTGTTTTAGGACTATAATCTGCCATAGTAACTGACGGCTTATCAGTCAATAAATAATAATAAGCATTAATAATTGTTGTTTTACCAGTACCGTTATCTCCTCTAATAGATTTGTTTGATCCATCAAAATTTAATTCCAGGTTTCTGATTCCCTGGAAGTTGGTTAATTTCATTTGATTAATTTTAATCGACATTCTTATTTCCTCCCTTAACTGCGTTATAGCAATGTCTCTTACCTTCCTTAAAGGTGATGATTTTTGCAATTTTTCCTTTGTCAATTACATTGACTCTTACATTCTCATCGTACTTGTTAGTTTCGATACGGAAGCGCACGTCTGGTTCCTCTCGCTTCATGTTTATGATTTCAAAGTAAGCATCATTAAGGTGCTTACTAAATATGTTGTGGTTGAATTCAGCTCTAGTTGACATCTTTGTTGTCCTCCCCAAGCATCACTTTCAAAATATCCTGTATATCTTTAGATGAAGACTTTTCCTCTTTTGTAAACTTTTTTGTGGTATATTTTTTTTCGTAGAAACTTTTTGATTCAACAATTAAACTCACAGCTTCATGAAATGTAATATTCTCTAAATCCGTCAATGCCTCCAAAAGCTGTTGAACTGCTGTTATGATTCGATCTGAATCAATATTTTTACCTGTGCATTTGACTTCTTCACTGCAAAATTCAAACTGAATACTACCATCTGGGTCTTTTTCTTTATCTAAACTTAATTTATGCACTTCAACTTCCAAGCCTTTATCTTCCGCTTTCTTTACAATCCCTTCGATTAATTCCTTGATTTTATCTTCCATAACTTTCTCCTCTGTTATATCTTTCTATGATCTGGTCCCGATCCTTTATTACTGTCTCGAGACTGGACCTTAAATTTCTAATTATTAATACCTGGTAAACACTTAGCACAATAAACATGACTAAAAGTATGCTAAGAAATTTGATAAATACCTTGTCTCTCATAAGACCGCCCTCACAAGAGCAGCTACTAATTCAGCAAAAATATATAATGCTGCTACAAAGGTTAAGATGCCTCTGGCTGTTAACTTATCCATTTATAGAGCCTCCGTAAGCTTATAAACTGCACACATAATCTCGTTTAATTCATCTAAATTATCCGCATGCAATACTTTCGCTATTTCTAAAACTTCTTTATCACCTTTAAACTGATGGTTTTCTAAACTGTTAATTAAATCACTCTGCATCTTCAACTGATCCTGAAGATAGTACTTCCTTTGATTTAATGCTGAGATTATGAAAAACACTTCTTGTCTTGTTAATGTTAAATTTACATCCTCTTCCATTTTGACTTTCTCCTTAATATCTTCTATAATGAAGATGATTAATTTTTGTTAGTCGTTGTTCCCGCAACGGCTTTTTTTATTTCCTGCTGAATAACACTCTGAATTAACGGCATAAATTCATTTAATGCTTTTTCTACAATACGTCTGGAGGCTTCCTCCAGGTACTCGCCATCCACTGACACATGGTCATTTTCCATATAATCCCAGAATGCTTTACGAGGAATATGAGCACTTCTACGACCACCAGAGCTTATAGTAATGCTTCCAGGGAACGTTCCTCTTTCGATTGCGTTAAGTATCCAGTCACGCCCTTTATGTGTTATTTTCATAACCTCTTCAACACTAATGTTGTGCTCATCCATCTTTCTCACCTCCTTTGATGTATCACCTTCACACGTGTTATAATTGATTTGTCGAATCCCAATATAGAAAGTGAGGTGAAATAATAATGAAAAAAATTATTACAGCTTTTTACATAAATGATTTTAATGAAAAAATATCAGTAGAAATAAATCAGGCAAAAGTTTGTCCTCATTGCGAAACGGCGACGAATAACAACGAAATTCAAGCATATTACATAGAGAAAAGTGACTTTGGTTACGACAACATGTTTGTTATCTGTTTCTGTCAACGCTGCGAATCTTGCTATCTAATTGAATATCTTGTTGATAATCCCGGTTCAGGATATCAAGCTCATACAGTTGATCAAATCTCTGTTTATCCATATCCTCAAAGTCAAGAATCTTTTTCAGACAACATATTGATTCTTTCGAATAAATTTATCGACATATATAACCAGGCTTTAAAAGCCGAAAATATGGCTTTAACTGAAATTTGTGGCATGGGCTATCGCAAAGCACTGGAATTTTTAATTAAGGATTATGCTATTAAATTTAACAATAGTGACACTGATAAGATAATTAAAATGCAACTATCTCAGGTTATTGATAATTATATTGACAATAGAAGAATAAAATCATTAGCCAAAGCTTCTTCGTGGTTAGGAAACGATGAAACTCATTATCAACGTAAACACGAAGATTATAATCTTCAACACTTAAAATCGTTCATTCACGCAGTTGTCGCATTTATTGATTCAGATTTAGAAGTTTACAAAGCCGAGGAACTTTTAAACAAACCTAAGAACAATTAACTTTGTTCTTTTTTTATCTCTTTTTCCAATTCGCCTATAATTTCCAAAAAATCTATATAAGATTTTAAGAACTTATTTAAAACTTTTAGCCATTCGATATCAATCTCCTTTTTTAACGTCTCAATAATTTGCTTTCTATCCATAACTTCCTCCTTTTTTTCTTCTGCCCCTTTCGTGCTATAATTAGCTTGAAAGGAGGTGAATAAAATGACATCCATAGAACAACGTGCTTTTGATGTTGCCAAAGAAATCACTATTGCAAAGCTTTCCAAAAGTTCACCGAATAATTCAAACAAAGAAGTTGGCGAATTAATTGGTGAAATGTTTCAGGCGATATATTTAAAAGTGCTAGAAACCGCTAAAGGTTCTCATCAGGATACAAAAGCAGAGTAATCAGTATCTTAGCAACATCTGGCAGAACCGCTAATTCTGCTGTTGTTGCTTCTTTTTTCGTTGCTCGTTCAACAAACTCCAATAATAAATCTTCAAATTTATCCTTTTTATCCATTGCCATTACTCATCACCCACTAATCTGTTTTAAATAATTTCTTTTAACTCCACTTTCAATACTTTCAACAACGATTTATCAAATCACATAATTTTGAAAACTGTTATGATTTAGTTAGTCGACAGTATTAAGATAAAAGATATAATCACTAATACTGCACTTAACCCAAAAGCAAACAAAGTTGGTTTTATCAATGATTTATAGTCTTCCATAATAGCTATGCCTAATAGCAAAAACACACCTACTCCGCTTGATAATGCAAATCCAATTACAAAAAGCATACATAAAAATATTTTCATTCTAATTGGCCTTTCTTTGCTTATCTACATTTTGTAGATAAAAGATTAAAAAAATTAATTGAATCTGCTTCCATCTTTAATACTGAGCATATCTCTTTTGCAAGCTTAATAGAACATTCCTCTGGATTTTTTTCTATTGAAGCATATGTATTTCTATGTATACCAAGCTTTTCAGCCATATATTCTTGAGAAAAGCCTCGCAATCTTCTTGCTTCAACAAGTTCCAATCTTTCTGACATACAACTCACCTCCTGAAACAATCATATCCTACATTTTGTAGAGTGTCAATATAAATATGCATTTTGTAGAATTTTTGCAACAAATTGCTTTATTTTTTAGACATTATAGTCTACAATATAGGTATAAATGAGGTGTTAAAATGAAAAGCGGAATAGGCACTACTATAAAAATGCTTAGAGAAAATAAAAATATAAGCCAAGAAGAATTAGGAAATGTTCTTGGTGTAAGCGACAAAACAATATCATCTTGGGAAATTAATAGAACTGAACCTAAAATGGGTATCGTTCAACTACTAGCAGATTATTTTGGTGTTTCAACTGATTACTTAATAAAAGGTGATTTAAGTAAAGATGCCATGATCTATTCTAAATTAAATATTGATTTCATTCGTATCCCCTTATATTCAACTCTATGCTGTGGGGACGGTGGATTTAATGAGGATAATATAATTGAAATGGTAGCAGTGCCAAGTAAGGGGCTTAATCCTAACTTAGAATACTTTGCTCAAATTGCTGACGGTGAATCAATGAAAGATGCAGGAATAGGTGATGGCGATTTGCTAGTGTTTGAAAGAGTTGATAAGGTCGACAATGGAGTGATCGGATGTTTTTGTATAGATTTGAATAAAGCAATGTGTAAAAAATACAAAGAACAGGATGGAATGATCATACTTATGCCGATGAACAATGAGTATGATCCCAAATTCATTGACCCATTAAACAGTCATTTCAGATGTTTGGGTAAATTAAAAAAAGTCATTAAAGACTTCGAGTGGGAGGATTAATGATGTCAAAAAAGAAACTGTTAAATTTATTCTTTTATTGACTATAGCAACCGTTATAATAGCGATTACCATTTTACTTTTTTGTTGGGTATGCTATCTCGTTCCAATTGATTTTCCAGGTACTGTTGGTGAATGGATAACAGCTTTTTCAGCACTTGCTGGTGGTGCACTTACATTAGGTGGAGTCTGGTGGACGATTAAGGATAGCGAGAAAAGATCACTCGAACAAAAACTAGACTTTATTGAACAACAAAAAATTACAGATAGTCAACGTCGTAAAGATTTAGCAATGCAATATAGACCTATTTTAAACTGTGAAGTAACTAATCACATTCTACTCAATAATAACGTAGCATTATGCACATATTTTTCTTTGAAAAATATAGGACGCGCAGAAGCGATTGATGTGAAAATCAAAACAAGTAGTGAATTGCCTATTTTTTCCCAAATTACATATGATCATACTTCTATAATTGAAAAGAATAATATTTTTCAATTCATAATCACTTTTGTATGGAAAGGTCAGGATTTAGGTGATGGGACATTTGAATCATTACAACTAGACAAAATGTACGATTTAACAAAAAAATCCTTAAATTCATCAGTAGAAATTACTTTTTCTGATATAGTTGATACAAAATATTGCTTGCATTTCAATGTGGAATGCCATTATATTGTGAATCTTAATGGTTCAAATACTAATGGATTGAACTTAGATCAAATACAAAAATTAGTAGATTCAACTCCCAAAACATGGAGAATTGATTTAAAGAATGTAGAAACAATAGATATATCTAATGGTAGTATATGAGACATAACCAACTACAATAAACACACTTCATAGTGTTTATATAAAAATGGGAGGATGAGAAATACAATAATAAATACATATACAACTGAATAAATACATATACAACTGAATAAATACATATACAACTGAATAAATATAGCATTTTAATGAAAATCATAAATATTATATCATTTTTGATAGTAAATTCATAAAAAATGTTTACAAAATAGTTAAATATGATATATATATAAATGAATAGAAAAAAAGGAAGCCTATTTTCTTAGACTCTGTGCGTATCCGTTCTGTTCGTCATGAGTGTTGCTGGACACTTTCCCCAGAGGACTTGTCACCCTCGCACCAATCAGGGGATTCAGTAAATTTGATTGGATTTCTATGGCAAAAAATAAGCCCATAGCTCCAGCATATCATTAGAGTGCTATCTGTCTGCGGGTAGCACTTTTTATTTAGAAAGGTAGAGAGATGGGAAAAATTAGGAGAGATTTAAATAATATAAAATACATACCTTATGACAATTCGTTTACGTTAAAAGACTATTGTGAGAACTACAATTCTACATTGAATGACATGATATATGAAATACAATTTGAAAATGAAAATATTCAGATTATATTTTTAGAACGACACTTACCACATATTATAGGATTACATTACTATAAAGATAAGAATTCTGAAAATAGACTATTAAGAAAAGGCCATAATCTTTTTGGGCAAGATGGTTTTAACAATATGATTTGTGGAAATATCACTTTAGAAGATTTGAAAAATTCAAGAGGCGGAAGTGTTTGGAAAAATAAAAGAAACAAAAAAAGAGTTCTTTCAATGCATCTCATACCTGAAATGATAAGAAATTCATCATTGTATCTAGTTGATGGAACTCTAAAAGGCAGTATTAAAGCAAAGTATATTTTGAAATCAAATCTTGATAATACTTGTTATGGATTATGTATTGACGAAGATATAAGATTAAATGTATTAGGAACTACATATTGTTGTATTTCTAATCTTGTTGATGATAACAAAGTTCTTACTATGATTGATGAAAATAAACTTAAAAAAATTCCGATAATAAGAATTATCAAAAAAGAATTCTATAGTGGCAAAATACATGAAATTGTACATAAATATCATACAATTCTCGCCGATAATCCAACAGTAACCACTGTGCCTGTCTCTGTTGCCTGCGTTGGGGAATTAATTTTAAATAATTGCTCATTTTCATCAGTTTATGTTGAATCATTAGGTCTATATTATATAACTTTTTTCAGAATTGATTCCTCAGTTATAAGAATACTTGCTAAATATAAATAAATAAAAAACTCCACTGCTACCAACAGTGAAGTTTGAATGAAGTACTACCAATACTTC